TATCTTTAAGAGGATTCCATCAAACATCTTTACCCTTCTTAGCTTCACGCTTCTCTTGCTCTTCTTCCAAGTTTTCTTCATATTCATCCACCTGTTGGGAGATGAAGCTACCTGCAATACCTAAGAAGGCTAATACACCTGTAAGGATTGCATAGGATTGTAAGGAGATAGAGCCAAGGAATGGGGCAAGAGCCACCATTCCGATAGCAGAGATAGCGTTCAGTAAGTGAGTAATGAAAGAGTACTTGTAAAATACTCTTCCTACATGGTTCACTAACTTAGGCATAAATTTTCCTATTCATTAATATATACTGTAACCAAAAATACCAGTTACCGTGGAAGTATCTCTCACATGTGTGACAACTACAGGAAGTGTTTCACCAGCAGCTAGTGCGATAGTGACATCTGATATACCACCTTCTGTACGACACACTAAATTACCAGCACCCTCTACACGTACACCATAAGCTTTCTTAGCACTGCCACTACCACCTACAGGGTCTGTGGCATGTTTAGTGATAGGCCAGATGTCTCTTGCAATTGAACTATTTACCATTGTTGACATTTTATACTTCTCTTATTTAAAATTACGAAGGGTTCGTTAGAACCCCACTCCAAGACCATACCCAATATAGTGGTTTTTACTATTTAATGTGGTTACAGGTGAACCATTATCAATAGTTATCACACCAACTCTAGCAATATAGTCATCTGGATCACGGTGCGCCAAATACGTATCGCCAGTGTAGCCAGAGCTAACCCATGATGATCCGTTCCAAGTTAGATCGTCCCATGTGCCATCAGCGTAAACAGTCCCATGAGTAGTGTCGTAAACTACCTGTGTTCCAACTTTATACGCTGGACTTAAACTAGCTATCTTATCCACACTGTAAGCGGATACCGAGGTAAGATTTACATAAGCGTAAGGTGATGGCAGTGTCAAACCCATTGCCGTGTAAGCCGCGGTATCAGTGCTACCATTATTAGCTACGATACTACAAGAACCATATTTGAGTGCTGTAGCACCATCCACCCACGAAGGCGTTGTAAACGTAAATGTGGGGGCAGTACCAGCCGTAGAAACAGTTTTTGTAATGGTATCACTGGTGATTTTTACGTTAGTGGCTGCAAATCCTGCATCGTTTAGCGTGATTGTAGAGGTGCTGCCACTCTCTAATTTATCTAGCGCTGAAATGCTTACTACAGTTGACTCAAGCCATATTGCGGGAGCGCCGGACGTTGATCCACTTTGAGCACCAAATGGGTTGCTCATTGGGTCAGAAAAAGCCGCATCAGTTGCAGTTGCAGTTCGTCTATTTATGACGTTGGTGGAGTCTGCCTGAAAGTGTGACCCGCCGCTCAAAGTCTTCGCTGACAGGTTTACAAACCCACCCGCCGTTAATGATATTGGTGTATTTAATGCAACGCTATACGTATTACCAGCTACTGCAACAACATCGGCGGTATATGCCAGTAGGGCACCTGGGGCTGCCGAGATAGTGGAAATCGCATACACGCCAAATTTAAACGTTGTGGTTGCGTTAGCCTTAAAAAATAGAGTGTCAGCTGATCCGGTTGTGGCTACAGTGAAATTCCACCCTCTTTTTTGCAGGTTGGTATTGCCTTGAGAGGTAGCATTCGTTGTCGAGTTACCAGCTAAAAAAGTCATGCTACACCCCTAGCGAGATAGAAAAGACAAAAACGTCATTGTTGTTGTAATAGTGAAGGTACTTCCCGCTTAAGCTTGCAAATCTCCCCTTCCATAGCCTGACTAAACATTTTGTTGATGACACATAGTCTGTAATTATATCGTAGGCTTCAGTTGTTGTTGATGGGTGGCTTGAGTTGGCTATCATGAATCTGGCCGCAGAACCAATCAGAATTGTAAAGTCAGTTCTACACACCACTGGATTTGTAGAGAAATTTATAAAGTCCTGACAAAAGAATTTCTGCCAACGATTTGCAGATGATGAGTCAGCCAGCTTAATGGCAACTGCTGTATCAGAACCCATGGTCGGGTAGGTGGCATTGGTGTAGCCGCCATTAAATAAACCTGTTCCATCGTTGCGGATGGTTCTACCCAAAACTAGACCATCAATTGTGTCGAGTGATGAATATTTTAAAGTCCATCCGCTAAATGTCCACTTATTGTCTAATGTAGGATGGTCGCCATTATAGTAAACGTAAGATGTACCAGTGCCGCCATAGATATCAACCTCACCTTTTCCGGTTCCAGTTTGCGAGTCTCCGAATGTTTTAAAATAAATTGAGTTGTTAGCATTCTCAGTCGCATCGTAAATTCTGTACGTTTTCCACTGAGTATCGCCTCCAACATTCACGGCATCGGCGCTAGCTTTTGTAACGGACGATTGATAAACAATAGAGCCCAACGGTATAGTAGCGCCATTATCAAAAGTTATCCCGCTGCCACCTCCGCCAGTGCTTAGGTATCTGTAGCCGGAGTCATCAACCAACGTTCTTGGCGTCTCAAAAGTCCAATTTTTGCCCGTAACAACATCAGTATGGTTTCCAATAGATGCGCCAGCTGAAGATGTGTACAGCACGCCTTGACCAAAGCCCATGTATATTCGATTTGTAGGAGGTGTGCTGTAAGTTAAGCCTGAGCCAGCCAATAGCTCAACTGATGCAACACAATTATTTGGTACACCATATGTTGCGACTATCCTAATATTATTTTCTGTGTGCGAGTAATACGGCCTATCGCCATTTGGATACAAAGATGTTGCGAGCGGTGGAAGCCCGTCAGCATTTTGTCTTATCGTAATCGTTGGGTTGGTCATCTACGGTCATCCTGTGCTTTAATATCGCCAAGGCAATACTTCATTTCTAATTCTCTACGTTTGACTAAACCATTCAATTTAAACTTCCACTTACCGCTTGGAGTTTGTACACAATCTTTCATACCTTGTTTACAACTACCAGCAAATACATATTCCATAAGTCTTGCACATGCTGCTTTAGTGTTACCTGCATTCATTAATCCTAAAATAGAACTCTTCTGAAATGCTACAGTGCCGAGGTTGTAACTGAAGTCTAAGAATGCTGCTTTCTGGTAATCGTTAATTTGTACTTTAATCATTGGGGTGATCTTATGTTCAATCTCTTGCAACTCTTGTGCAAGCATTAAAGTACACTCTTGTTCTGTGTACACTTTTTCTTTGATTACAACACCAATGTTATTATTGTTTGTAGTACCATAGCAGGTTGTGTAAACACCTACAGCATCTAAGTAAGGTCTATCTACAAACCCCTCTGAAGGGGCTGTCAACTGTGTTGCAGAGATAACTACCGCAGCAGAAAACCCTAAACCTAAGAGATATTTCTTCATATCCATCTTAGGCATCTTTATTTTTGGTAATGGCATGTAGGTAGTTACTCCAACTATTTAATTAAAACACAGAACGACTAAACACTTCTTTCAGTTGATCTTGCTTGAACACTGGGGAATTTACATACTGCATGATCTTAAGAACTTTATCTGGATTCTTTGTTACAGCATCTTTAACCACTTCGTAGTTTTCTTTAGTAAGAACAACGTTGATGTATTGGTCAAACTCTGGCACAACTGGTGTAGCTTTAACTGCAACAGTTTCTTTTTCTAATAACTTATTAATTGGACTTGTCATTTTATTTCCTAATGGATTAGTTCCAGCTTATAGCTAGTAAGGTTTCTAAATCATTTACGCTAAGAGCTGTTTCGATACCAACTCTAAGCGCATTATATTTTTCCAACTTAGACCAGAGGTGTAGGGAATAGTCTCTCCCTACTTGGAATATCTGCTCTTTAGTGTGTGGCATTATCACTCTGTTTTTATCAGTGTCATAACAGATATGCTTTATTTCTTCACCTGCCATTGAGAGTAAAACATTTCCTTGTAGGTTAGCTTGAGACTCCATATCACTAGAATAGAAATAAGAGTCGCCTAACGCAGATGAGTAGAAACCACTCACTATCTCGACACCACAGTTATACTTAATCTGAGCTAACTTCTTCTGTGCAACTTGTTCTATGGGTTGGTCTACAGGGACTAGCTCCCAATCAGCTAAGTATGTGTTAGATACTTTCCTTACATTAACTGCTTGTGGGGTATAGAAGTCATAATCACACATTGGACAATCGGGCATAGTGACTACATCGTAGCCATTTGCTTGTAGCATCAACTTAACATGCTCTTCATTAGAGAAGTCCAACATGAGGTGAGATGGCAGGTTTTGTAGTGACACTATTTCAAGTGTTTGTTTGTTTACTATTACCATGTGGCACCTAGATAGTTTGGAAATTTACATTTATAAAGTTTGTTTTTGCCTGATCCAACTTGTGCCTTATACGTAAAACATAAGTTCCTGTGGCGGCTGGATCAGTGCCAAGACGTGACCAAAAAACACCAACACCAGAATTGTAAGCAGCAGATGCGGCTCTTCTTGTTGATACATCTGTATAAGTACCGACCCCACCAACTTGGTTTATAAGAGTACCTGATGGGGTTACATTCGATGAAACAGTGGAAACTTCATATTCACTCTCTGGTACTGCACCAGTGCTAAAATTAAACCCAGTTTGTGTGTAAAGTGTCGTACTTTTATACGTTCTCAACTGACCAGTATTTGCAGAATTAGCAGCATCTATATATATTCCTAAGTAACTGTCAGTAGTGGTTCTGGTTAATGTTGTGGTTCCGCTAATGCCGCTAAACGTAGGTGTAACTGCATCACTTGTTTGGTTCATTGTGATTATGGTTGAAGCCGTTGTGCCTGTACTAACCTTATGACGAATTGCTACGGTAATTGGGCGAGAGCCACCACGCCTGTCACTGCAAGAGAAACTGTACAGTGGGGATGACGAGAGTGAAATCCAAACACCCAGTGTGGCACTCCCCCCCGCTGTAGTTATGTTAGAGAAACCAACATTTGTACCAAGAGTGACCATGACCTCGTAATCACTTGGATCAATGGGATCACTAGCACCAAAGTATGTAAATGATGATCCAGATGTACCGCTAACAGTTCCTACAGAAGATGTTGTGCAAGTACGTTTATCTGAGTTAAACTGGAAACTGAATGAGCCACTGCCACTCAATGTGTTACTGCTGGTCATTGTAGTGGGGGCGGTGTAGGTTGGCACAACTGGTAAGTTAACCGTCACAATCCTTCTTAGTGCATTAGTTACACCAATCATGCTATACTCTTCCTAGCTATTGACCATATCCAATTATCCGTACCCTGTTTAGTACCAAGGTATTCATTCTTAGTGCCACTTGAGGGTACTGGTGCTGCCCCATCATTCCACTGAGATCCTGCTGGAAACGCTAGTGAGTAACTCCCACCTTTGGTAATCAACAAGGATGCCCAAGTCTCCGTAGTGGCGCTGAAAATATCAGGCATGGTAAATGTCAGGGTGGTGTTTCCAGTTAGAGTCATTGAGTATTTCAATGCAACCCGTAGGTCGATATTAACTGTTCCACTTACATTCCCTAGTGCAATAAAGGTTTGTACTGGGGATACGAATCGTTCACCCTTGGATGCAGCGGAGGCTGTGACTGCCCAACTGGAGGCAGACGTACCGCCAACTACAGTTTTAGAGGTAACTACCATAGCCCCAGTAACGGAGTCAAAGGTTTTAACAATTCCAACAAAGTAGTTGTCATGTAAAAGGGTAATATCTGCCACAGTTACAAACTGACCTACAGTGAACGCCTTACCAGACTCAACAAGGGTGAGTGAATTATCACCGATTACTGGTGTAAAGGATGATATGCTAGTAGCTTCCCAACCAAGTAATGGTGAGCCACTACCACTACCACCAACTAAGTTAGATACAGCTAAGGTGGTTGGGTAGGTTGTATCATTGGGGGATGTGAAGGTTGTAACTTTGTTACTTGTTACTTCTTTGGTAGCAAGAGCTGCATCTAAACCTGTTACTGTACTTGTAGCTTGAGTACCTGTGTGGTTAGCTCTGGCAAGCAGGAAAGCTTCACGATCTGCTGCCATGGCTCCTTCTACACTCAACAGTAACTTCCAGTAAACAAAAGTTACATCTAATGCAGGGCTTTCACCATCATGGTCTTGCTTAGCTACATAGAGATTGCCAGCTTGTGTTACAAAACTTTTAAAAGCAATGTAGGGGGTGTTTATATCCCACTCTGGAATACCTTTCTGGTTAAGATAAGTTAATATCTTATCAGTCCTATTTTGCCAGTAGTTAAAGAATTGGGCGGGAGGCTTCTCCCCCACTTCCCATCCTTCGAGTATACCTATTGTGTCGGGGGAAGTGATCGTACCATCTTCTGCCCATATCCTACCTTCGAGGTCGGTAGGTTTAGCTAAATCTGTCATTATGCACCTCCCCACCAAGTTACGATAGATTTAAGCAAATCATCAAAAGAGGATCTTGTAATTACACTAATTGGACAACCGCGAGCTGTCAGATACTGAGTAAAACAGATTTTGTCGTTATCTATTAAGATAAACGGGAGGAACGTAACCAAACCTGCTGAACTCCCCCTGCCGTTTAGGGAAGCCCCAAATATAGTTTTAAGGTCTGTGTAGTGGGCATTCACAACACCAACATTGGAGTTGGCAAGAACTGGTAGTGACAACACTCCATCTTCTATGGCAGTTGTGCCTGTAGGGGCTGCTGTGAATATACCATCTGAATATGTGGTTCCATCTAAGGATAGGTAGTTTGCAGCAACCCACTCAAATCCAGACAAGCCAAATGCGACATCCTCTGTGAGTAACGCACCTGTAGTGATGTCCACAGTCCCCGCAATACCATTTTGTACGTATCTCAACACCCCACCAATAATCTCAAGGGTAGCTGGAGCTATCCCCGCTGCCCAGTTTGCTGCTGTTGTTGGAGTAAAACTTCCAATATTAGTGATTGCCCCTGTGGTGTCACTTATCTTGGATAGCCTGACAACTAAGTCAGTACCTTTAAACAACACATATAGACATTGATTAGCAGATGAGAGGTGTAATGAGAGGATCTTTGAACCAGCAGCTATAGCAGTCAGATCTGTGGCAAGTATTACCGCTGTTGGGTTTGTTGAATTAAGGGTAACTACACTTTTAAAGGCAGCATCTGCAACTGATGATGTTTTATTAATTGTGAAGTAGTTTTTGTTACCACTCCTAACGACTGGTATTGCTGCTTCTGGTAGCACACCTTGGATGTTTGGGGTAGGAAAAACACGTAATCTGGAGAATAGTGTATTGTTACCACTACCTGCTCCGAACACTGTATAAGACATTAAGCAGCCCTCGTAAAACCGTGAACTTTAGTCGCGATATTACCTATTATATTTGTAGTAACCATTACTAATTTCTGACCTGCTGATAGGATAATACCTGAGTATTCAAACCCTGTTTCTCCAGAGTTTACGTTCTGTACCATCAACAAGCTGCCACCAGAGGCGTTGGTATTTGTTATGTAGAGTTTCGATAGTACGGAGCTGGTAACAGCTTCTCCCGTGCCTGAGACTATTGCATTAATCGTTGCAACTGTATCTGTTGGGCACTCGTACAATAGAGTTTCTGTGTCAGTTGTTACTAGTTGACTGGAGCTTACTTCCATACCATCTGTAGGGTACTCAACCCCACTGATTGTCACTGTAATACCCTCCACACTGGTTGAGTAGCTTAGCCACTCATCACTCTTGAGGATTATTCCAGTACGAGTAAAACCTTTCTTAATAGAATTAATATTATCCAAATGGATAGTGTGTGTGGCTGTGGGGGAATTGGTAGGCGATATGAACAATCTCACCTTGGCCTCCCCCACAACTTCACCGATAACATTGATAACTGCTTTAACGTAGTTACCTGTTGGACACTGGTATACTGGATATGTGCCCGATGTAATGGCTCTATGTGAGCCTAACTTTCCTGCACTCATTACCATTGCCCCAGAAAATACTGATCGACATTATTAGTCATCTGCTTAATGTACTGTAAGTTTTTATATGTCTGTCTAGCTAACCAGTTGAAGTATTCACGGTCTGGTTCTTCGCCATACATCCAGCCAGTATCTTTCTTTAAGTCATTAGGTTCTAAAACACTAGCCCCACTAGCAAAGCCATTGTTGTAATCCAGTCTGGCAAACTCTGGTAGGATGATTGGATCTGCAATCATTATAAATTCTCTTTAAAGGTAGGATGTGTAAACATCAACTATATTCTTTTCTACTACGGAACTGTCCACCACTTCCATCAGGGGCATCTACGTCACTAAATCCTTTTCCAATTCCACCAGCAAAACAAAATCTATCACTTGTGGAGTAAGGGGCTGATGTTGCCATCTTAACTGTGATTGGGAGGGCGTCAGCAACAATATCCATGATACTATTATCAGGTGGCGTTACATCAGGGATGAATAAGAACCCTGCTGGGTATTCTGGTACAATCTCTATGTTGTCTGTACCAACCGCTAACTTCAAAACTTCTGCAACATCTGCATGAGATCCATCGGAGTTGTTGGCAAGGATTTTAAGGTTTATCAGCTTTCTGTAGTTGAGATCAGATAATCCAACAGGCCGTACTATCCCAGCATGTTCGCCTATAATATCTAACTGTTTACCAGCAGCATGTTCAACACCCTTCTGCCTAATGATCTCAACAATCACATCTTCTCTGTCTTGGAGACTTTCTAATAACAGTTCTAAGTAAGTTCTGAGAAGAGTGCTGTCTCTGAACTGGTAAGGGAGTCTAGCTAATCCAAGAGCAATGTGATCTTGTGCATCGGATGCAGATACAAACTCACCATCATTGAAACCACCACCATCCCCGCCATCGAAAACAAAATCAACCATATTACACCTTCGTTACAGTAATTAAGTCTTCTCGGAAATTAGGGAGTTCTCGTCTATCTACTTCCAGCACAGATGTGGTGAAAGGATTAACCAAGATACCATCATAAGATTTTGATAAGGTGATAGTAACTTCACCAACACCAGAAGTAGCGTTGTAGATACCACCTAAGAATCTTTGGGGAATTACATCTTTACCTACAGGTAATGAGTTGCCATAGCTTAGGATTGCATTACGTATAGCTGTTGCTGTGGTCACTGAAGTCTTCTCTTCTGAGTAGTCTTTATAAACACAATTAACATGAATAAACACATTAGTCGGCCTACTGAATCTAACTACTTGAGGATTACCTTCAGTATCAGTAACTACCTTGGAAACATCCCCATAAGATTCAATACCAATAGGGGCATTCTCAAAAATAGTTCTGGCAATTAAGTCATCTTCCCCACCAAACACAACTACTTCAAATGCTTTGGATGGAACTCCACTGGAGTCTGTAGACGCTCCAGAGTTTGCATTCACTGTAGCAAACTCTACGCCTGTTAAGTTAGATACTTTACCTGAGATAGCGTTGTAGGTGCTTACCCCATTTGAACCAACAGAGTTGTAACGTCTAATGCGTAACTCTTCATCTGTCTCTTCCAACCTACCTACAATTGCAGTAGATCGGTTGGTTACACCTGTTATACCAGCAACGGGCACTGGTAAGACAGTGAGGGTTTCTTTTGGGGCAATGACAGCACCATTGTCTTTAGCTTCTACTAGAGCAATATCAGATACCGAAGTTACTGATAAACCTGCCCCAACTACTATAGGAAGTACACTATCAACTTCTGTCACATCTATACGAAGTGAAGTTGAGGTTGGTAAGGTAACTGTCACACCAGCAACATTGGAAGTAATCTCAGCAGCTAACGCATTTAAGATGCTTGCAGATGTCGCTGCCACACCAGAGTTAATTGTATTAACTTCTGAGTTTACTGTAATTGAATAGTTAGTTGAATCTACCACACTGGATGTAGTTATTGTTATGTCTGCAAACTGTGTATTAGTTAAGGTCAAAGCTTCTGTAAATAAGAACCTAGTGCCAACATCTGCTACATCTACAATAGTACCTAATGGTACGATAGACCCAACAGTACCTGTCACCTCTAAAGGAGTGTAGGTCTTTGATGCTGCAATACGTCTGATATTTGCATAGGACACCGCATAGTCTAAGCTGATGTCACTGGCAGATTGTGGTGAGCTACTGTCATAGCAAACACGTATTCCATTCTCTACTGCTAGGAGTCTTTCAGCATAGATGCCATTTAAAATATTAATTACATTATTAGAAGAACTGTCCCAATCAGAGCTGAGTTTAGTCTTACAAGCAGAATTTAATTCTTCTAATATTTGTGGTAATGTCAAGGTGACTAACCCTGCTTCTGTTAAAGTTGCCACAGGTTCCCCTTAAATGGTAAAATTCAAATTCATCACTTCACCGCCTTCGATTTGTATTTTAGCGGATACTGAGAAAGTTCTTGTAGTTGGTGTGAAGGTAGATGAGTATTTAATAAGCTTCGTCACGCCTTTCTCTGTTGAGATGGCTAATCGGAAGATGTCATCAATAACTTCTTTATTAAACCCTGACACAAAGATCTCTTGGTAGTAGGGCATGCCATAGGTTTCGTCAAGAAACCATTCACCCTGAAACCATAAGAGTTTTACTTTTAATCTTTGAATAATTTGTTCTTGTAGAGTGGGTGTAGCTTTTAGTGTGAAGTCTTCTAAAACTAAGTCGTGAGTTACTGGATCTAAATAGAGGTCGATCATTGGTACACTCTTGTCATATTACTAAGATATTGTTTCTAGCCTTGTGAAAGGCGGGGCAGGAATAGTCACTGTCCACTGGATAGTTTTAGCTACATCTTCAATTGCACTTATGAAGTGTAGGTAGTAAGGTTGCGTATCTGTTGTTCTGTAGCTTGAAGTGATTGCTGCTGTGAAGGCTGCTGCCTTACTTGAGGCATCATTAACTAAACTAATTGCGCCACCGCTTGGCATGAGTAGGCACGTAGACCAGTAGGCAGCTAACGCTGCTCCAAAGGCAGCATCTGTTGTGTCACTAGAGAAGCTGTTAAAGAAGTCTAAGAGGATTGAATCATCTTCACTTCCAGCAACTCCACCACCAAGAGATAATACACCAGCTTGGGAGTATGCCTTGTAAGCCCCTACGAAGGCCGTAGAGAAGCTTCCTGCTGGGTAGGTAGTAAGGTAGCTGTCCATAGCTGCATTGATCGCTGAGGCGCATCCAGAGGGGTTTAAACTCATTCATTAATACCTTGTTATACTGGTTGCAATGGGCTGGTCAATTTCCCAAGGTTGCCTATTACTTTAGACTTCTTCAAACTTACGCCAGAGTCTGTAACTACATCATTACCAACAGAAACACCCTTATCCACTCTAAGCTCGCCAGTGCAAGTGGTTTGTGGGCTGTCAATAGTCACACTATCAGATGCTTCAATTAAAGCTGTCTCGCAAATAGCTTCCACTACTGGTGACTCCATTCTTATCTTTGTAGGAGACTTCACCACAACGTCACCGTTGGGTTTGAATGACATTGTACACTCACTGGCTAGGGTAGCATTCATCTTGATAACAAGATCTTCTGGGTGCATCTCCAGAGCGTTCTGGAAGGTGTTTAAACCCACTATAGCTACTGCGTCATTGTAATCATGTCGTCTGTAGTCTTTAGGATCAACAGGAGTAGCCCCGTCACTAAAAAGATAAGTATCAACACTACGCTCAAAGAAACCAACAAGAACCTCGTCACCCACCTTAGCAGGGATACTAATGATAGCCAACCTACTTGCAGGAACGATAAGAGGAATGTTCTGGATGATTGCCATATCTTGTAAACCTTTGGCATCATTATCACCATCTCTCTTCTTCTTCTTAATGGAAGGTTGAACACTCACCTTACGGGTCTTGTAATCAATTTCAACAATACGTGCAGGGAGAAGTGTGTGTAGATCTTCTAGGTGGTAGCTAATGGCACTCTCAACCATGTTGGTCATTAAGTCTTGCATTAGTAGTTAACCGCCT